GAGTGGGGCACCCCTGACGCACCCGCTAAGAAGTCCGTCTCCACCGGCCTGACCCGTCCCGAGATGGCCAAGAGCCTCAAGCTCGACCGTGCCATTCAGGAAGTCACCACCGGCCACATCTATGCCAACGCATGCCAGGTGTGGAAAGCGGGTCTGGTTTCCTCCGCCCAGTGCGACCGCTTGAGCGCTACGCTGTATGGTGCCGCAAAGGCTGGCAACCGTCTGATGAGCGTGACCGTCAATGGTCATGTGTTCACCCTAGCCAACCGGGTCTAAGGTGTTGGAGTCCCGAGTGGCAGGTATCCCCTGCCTCATCAAAGTGACTCACTACTTCAAACAGAAGCCCATGGGTCCTAGCGCAGACAGCGACTGGGACTGCTACGGCTACACCGAGGTAGAGTTTGAAGTCTGTGACCGCAGGGGTCGCCCCGCCCCATGGCTTGAGCGCAAGCTGACCCTTGAAGACAAGAACCGCATTGAGATTGAAATAGAGGAAGCTAACAATGACTGACACAATTTTCAAGACCCTCAGCTTGGACCGCGACCTGGTCCGCTGGGAAGACTCACTTGGGGCACTCACCCCGTTCGAGAACCGAAAGGGTCTATGGGTAAAACGTGAGGATGTGTACGCGCCACTTGGCGTTGGTGGCCCTTCAGGGAGCAAGCTAAGGCAGCTGATCTGGCAGATGAACCGTCAGCGGGCCGGCAAGACTCATGTGCTCAGTGGTGCTAGCATTCAATCCCCTCAGCTGCTTATGTCAGCTATTGTGGGTGCACACTTTGGGCTACCGACTCGGTTGGTGGTTTACAGCAAACCAGAGACTGTACTGCGTCACACCAGCCCGCATATAGCTGCTGGATTCGGGGCAGTCTTCGAGTTTGTTCGTGGCCCGTATAACCCTATCATCCAGCGCCGGGTGCGGGAGCTGAAACGTGAAGACTCTTTGATGGTCGAGTACGGAATCACGGTTGACCACACGACCCAACCCGCTGAGGAGGTTCTCAAGTTCCATGAAGTAGGCGCTCATCAGGTGTCTAACCTACCTGATTCGGTGCGTACACTTTACATGCCTGCCGGCAGTTGTAATTCATTGACCAGCGTTTTGCTCGGACTTAGCCGTGACAGCAAGAACCTTAACGAACTGCGGACCATCGGTATCGGCCCGGACAAGAGAACATGGATGCGTGAGCGACTGGCTATCATGGGCGTGGACGTTGACCGTCTGCCGTTTAAATGGTCTCATCACAGCCTGCATGATTCCGGGTATAGCAAGTACAGTGACCATTTCAATGGGGAGGCTATTGATGGAATCCCCATGCACCCCGTGTACGAAGGAAAAGTCTGGCGCTATCTCCGCCAACACGCGCCGCTACAAATGGACGACACCGAAGCGTTCTGGATAGTTGGAGCTGCTCCAAATGTTGAAACCATCAAACCTTTCTTTACACATGAGGTGGCGGTATGACTATCGAATGCTACAACTCTAAGTGCAAGAAGCACTCCTGCAACTCCGGAAATCCACGTGATGAAGGGCCGTTCTGTTTTGAAGCAGAATGCCAGTTCGAGCCACTGGTCCCTGCAGGTTACACCGCTGCTGAGCTTGAGCGCGACAACCCTTACAACGCTTGGATGTATGAAGACGGGACGGAAGCGCCATGAAAGATTATAGGTTGAAAGAAAACAGGCTCGCGTACTTTACCGACCTGTACGACATGAACTTGATCCATGGGGTCATGCCAGGACTGGTTTATCTCTACATGCCCAAGTTGACCGAACACTTTGGCTGGAATGACGAACAGAAGCTGTGGTTCGCGACTATCAACGGCTTTACCCAATCACCCATCACATCTCTGCGTATATTCAATGAGTTACCCGCATGCAGAGTGACGGATAAGTTCGAGCAGTGGTTCAATGACCAATGGGAGACCCTGCACTTCGACAGCGACAGGCTCAAGAACAAGCGCAACACCGTTGCAGGGCTCAAGAGCTATGCGCGGCTAGTGGCTGAGCATGGGGGATACCAGACCCTGCTCTGGGACGCGGGGCAGTCTTATTCCGACGCCTGGACCAAGGCTAACTCGATACACTCGTTCGGGCGCCTGAGCACGTTCTCGTACCTTGAGTATGTGAAGATCATGGGCTTCGGGGCGCAGTGCACGGACCTGATGTTTGAAGACCTTGACGGCTCACGCTCTCACCGTAACGGGGCGCTGTTCTTGAACGGCAAAGACGACCTCGTGTTTGACAAGCGGGCCGACAACGGGTTCGACGGAAAGTACGATAACTTCAAGCCAATGTGTGACTGGCTGCTGACGCAGTCCAATACCTTCCTGCGTGAGTTTTCCAGGCTACACCCTGACGTTCCTGACGTAGGCTATTTCACACTTGAAAGTTGCTATTGCCAATACAAAAACGGGTTCTTCAAACGGCGTTATCCCGGCGTCTACGCAGACATGGCATTGGACCGGATTAAGTGGTACGACGAACGAGGGTTTAGTGATTTGACAGAACCGTTTAAGGCTATCCGAGCTGCGCACCTGCCAATATGGCTGCGTGAGGAGTGTGAGGCTAAGCCGCTGGCGCGCGCCAAGAAAGCCGCCCAGTTCGCAGAGACAGGGCACCCGTACAGGGGTGAACACTTTTTGGAGGAAGTATGGCTGAAGAACTAGTAGAAGACTTCACACCTGAAGAAATGGCGGACTACGTTGTCTACGTCGAGAAGGTTGAAAATGTAATGGTTGTGCTTGACGACATGCTGGAGATCGGAACCACGCTTGAGGACCGTTTGTTGGTCATTGAAGCGGTGGCTAATGCGCTGGGAGTTGAAGCCGACTGCATGCAGCTCTGGCAACATGTGAACGGTCAAATAAAAGAACAGGGGACACTGCAATGAAACACGCCATACTACGCGTCTCAGGCACCTTCGGGTCCGGCAAGACCACTGCCGCACGGGACTTCCTCAAATACCAGCACACCGCGCTGGAAAAGGACGGTAAAATTCAAGGCTACAAGATCGATGCGAGTTCGGTAGGGATTGCTGCCCCAATTTTTCTGTTGGGTTCCTACAAGAACACGTGCGGAGGATGTGACGGCATAAAAACTCAAGCAGAGATTGCCGAACGTGCGCTCAAGGCGCACCCTCACGGGCATGTGCTGATGGAGGGGGCGTTGCTCTCAGGCTCTGGTATGGGCGGGGCAGTAACAATCGCCGTGGAGCCCACAGGCTGCGGAGTATACGCATTCCTGAACACCCCGCTGGAGGAGTGCATCACCCGTGTCAAGATTCGCCGTGCATCAGCCGGTAACGAGAAACCCTTCGACCCTAAGAACCTCATCAAGAAGTTTGAATCCGTGGTGGACTGCTACCACAACATGAAGCGGGCCGGGTGCGACACGCGGCTGGTCGACTACACTGAAATACATCAACCGCTGCTGGATATTCTGAAGGAGTTTGAAAGTGCTTAGTTCGCAATTCAACGAATTGTTCTCCGAAATAAAGTTCACCACCTCGTACTTGTGTTCAGAATGCGGTGTTGAGGAACCGGGGACTACTGAGAGAGTGTCGATAAACGTGCGAACTCCAACCGAGCTCGCCCGCGCGCTTGAAAATCGACGTCAGACCTCTGCTCATATGCCCAGGGGCTGGGGTTTTTCCGGTGTGTTCCGCTGCCCTGACTGTTTGAAGACTAACCATGTTGAATAACCCCTATTCTCGCCCTTCCCCATGCCAGATAGCCAGCTGGCCAGGGTACCTGTACTTTGTGGCGGAGCGTGAGCGTATACGCTTGTTTAAGGACGCTGGGGACGTTGCTCCGTGGACCGACGACCCTATTCTGCAAAAATACAAGTTCACATGCGTGCGGCGCAAGGATGACCGAATGACAAAGTGGTTCATCAAGAACCTGATTGAGCCATACACCAATAGAACTGACCTCTGGTTCACACTGCTGGTGGCCCGGTTGATCAACTGGCCTCCGATGATTCAACGGTTGATTGAACAAGGCGTGTTGCCGTGCTCACCGCATGAATTCGATGCCTCTCGCTTTGTGGCCACCATCGAGAACTACAAAGACGGGGGTGGAAAAGTCTTCGGCGACGCTTACATGGTTTACCCAACCATGAAAGACCCAGGAGGAAACAAGTCTGAGAGCCTGGCAAAGTGGATCATCGGCGACGTCATCAAGCATCATGATGCAATTAATTTCTCGCTGTGGGATGCCGATATGGGTCAGCCGTCAATAGCCAGATTTGTAACAGAACTCAGCGAGTGTTTCGGTATAAGTACTTTTATTGCTGGCCAGGTGGCAGCTGATTTGGCGCTGAGCCTGGGACACCTGGGAAACGCAGAGGATCTGTATACTTGGGCACCGTTAGGCCCTGGATCGCAAGCCGGATTGAATTATTTGTTTGGTAAACCTGTCAGTGTGAAGTGGGACCAGTCCGACTTTAATTACGCGTTATTGGATGCTAAAGAGCGTGTTGAAGAAGAACTTGGTCTGACTGACTTGACGCTACATTGCGTTCAAAATACATTCTGTGAGTACGGAAAGTATGCACGCACCGTGCTGGCGACCGGCAAACCGAAATCACTTTATAAACCACAGAAAGCATACTGATCATGGAAATCGTTACCACAAACGCGAACACACTGTTCAGCGACGGATTTTGGAAATTGAAAACCAGCGGGGTCAAGTCTGATTCACGCAACGGTCCGGTTATTCGCATTGAGGAGCCTGTAATGATTACAGTGAACAACCCGACAGAACGGGTGCTGTTTCATGGAGGCCGGGATGCCCCGCACATATTCCACCTGCTGGAAGCGGTGTGGGTTCTTGCTGGAAGGAATGATGTAGGATTCCTGCAGCAGTTTAACAGCAAAATAGGCTCGTATTCTGACAATGGTGAAACATTCAATGCCAGCTACGGCTTCAGAATGCGATATCACTTTGGGCAAGATCAACTGGCTTCAGTTATAGAGATTCTGCACAACGACCCAAACTCCCGTCAAGCTGTAATTCAGCTGTGGGATTCTGATGACCTGACCAAGAAAACCCTTGACAAATGTTGCAATACGCAGTTGACATTCGCCATAGTGAATGGAAAGATGAACCTAACCGTCAGCTGCCGAAGTAATGATTTTCTCTGGGGTAATTCAGGCGCCAATATTGTTCACTTTTCGTTCATGTTGGAATTCGTTTCAGCGGCTGTCAGTGTTCCTGTTGGCAAGATGTACACGCTGATAAACAACTTACATCTTTACACTGAACTTTACTCAGCTTCTCAGTACCTGGACAACCCTCCCAACCCGGAGGAGTACGACCTCTACGCCACCGGCCAAGTCACCCCCGAGCCTATAATGCAGGACAATCGCTACCTGCAATTCCTGGATGACTGCGAGCGGTTCTGCGACAACCCCTTTGACCCGGATCGGTTGTATCACCACCCGTTCTTCCACAATGTAGCGCACCCCATGGCGATGGTGTCTCGCACGCGTAAGCTAGGAATGGGAACCGGGGAGGAATGGGCCGCTAAGGTCACCGCACCCGACTGGCGCCGCGCTGCTCAGGACTGGATTGCCAGACGTGAGGCCAAAAAGCAATCGGCTTCTAAAGTCTGATTGGCAAATACAATCGACAGCCTGCTTTTTGTGGGCTAAAATTCAAAGCATAACTAGATAACTATTGAGATTATTCATGAAAAAGCCTCTACTATTCTCCCAGGCCGGTTCCGAGGTCGTACGGTATCACACCCTAACCACTCTGGTCAGGGAAACCGTCGGTCACCACTCCCACATGGTGGCGATGATCTGCTACATATTGCATCCGCAGTGTTCTCGTGACCTACTGCTGGCAGCGCTTACGCATGATCTCGCCGAGCAAGCCACGGGAGACATTCCGTCGACCGCTAAGCGCCTGTACGGTGTTGATGACCAGGTGTCCTCTCTTGAAGACTCCGTAATGCGGGCCGCTGGGCTGGAGTTTCCACACCTAACGGACTACGAGAAGCGTATTCTCAAGCTAGCCGACGTTGCGCAGGGCGCGTTGTACTGCGTGCGTGAAATGCAGCTGGGTAACCGCATGATGCGCAAAGTGTTTGACCGCTACATGTCCTACGCTGCGGACATGGGCCTGATTGGTGTTGAAGAAGAACTGTTTGAAATCATCCGAGGAGAATCACTGTGAGCGAAGCAAATAATATTCAGGTGGGTGGGTCTCACTACAAGACTGAGGGTATGCAGCACTGGGATATTGTAGACGAGTTTGAAGTCTGCTACCTGGCGGGCAATGCCACCAAGTACCTCACCCGGTTCCGCCGCAAAAACGGTGTTCAAGACCTGCAAAAAGCTCAGCACTATATTGAGAAAATGATTGAGGCTCGAGGTAAGTATGCTAGGCGCGCTGAGGGTGACGTACCATTGCCAGTGCTTGACACGTTCTTTGCTGACAACGGTATTACCGGTCCCGAGCGCGAGCCTATCCGCTTGGTGTTCAACTGGCTCACTCCACACGACCTACGCAGCGCCTCAGTTTGGGTCAAGGCTCTGATTGATGAGTTCGAGGCCGGGCCGACCTCCGCGTACGTCAAGCAAGACTGAAATGGGTACTTTTGTGTTCGATAGCGAGGTTTTGCCAAACTATACCCTGTTCGCGTTTAAGAACGTGGATACGGGTGAGTACTGGCGGGTACGGCGTCACGAGGACCGCGCGCCGGAGCGCCTAATGGCCTTCCTGCATCAGCCTGATTCCACGTTTGTCGGGTTCAACAATAAGAGCTTCGACGATGTCATCGCGTCTGCGTTCTGCGTCGGACGCACTGAACAAGAAATCAAACGTATCGCCACTGACATTATTGAAAATAGGCTGCAGCCCTGGGCCGCGCGGCGCAAGTACTCCCTGCCGGACATTGGTTTCGATTCAATCGACTTGATAGAGGTGGCCCCCTCGTTCGTGGGTTTGAAAGCCTATGGCGCTCGCATGCATATGCCGCTGTTGCAGGACATGCCTATAGCACACGACGAGGACATAACGCCTGAGCAGCGTCCAATTGTAGACTCATACTGCGACAACGACTTGGACACCACTGAAGAGCTGCTCAAACGGCTAGACGCTCAGCTGCTGCTCAGGGTGCAGATGTCTCGTCAGTATGGTGTAGACATGCGCAGCAAGTCGGACTCCCAGATGGCTGAGCAGGCGTACATCAAGACCCTGAAGCTAGAGCGCCGGGAAAACAAGATCCCCGTAGCTATCACCTACACCCCGCCCGCGTTCTTGGTGTTCAAAGACCCCGCGTTACAGGCCCTGCTGGAGCGCACCTCAGCGCACGTGTTTGAGATGAATAAGAGCACGGGGCACGTTATTCTGCCGGGGTTCCTGGGCGAGGAAGTCATCAAGTTCGGCTCAGGCTCTTACCAGCTGGGTGTGGGCGGTATACACAGCACCCACGACAAGTCGGTTTGTCATGTAGCCGGTGACGGTGCGCTGTTTGACATTGACGTCACCTCGTATTACCCGTCCATCATCTTGAATTGCGGGCTGGTGCCCGAGGGGTTGGGGCAACCGTTCCTGGATGAGTATCGTCGCATCTATAACACTCGGGTTGCCGCTAAGCGTGCAGGTGACAAGGTCACTATGGACACACTACGGATTGCCCTGAATGGCACCTTTGGCAAGCTCGCAAGCCGCTGGTCAGTGCTCTACGCGCCGGACTTGATGCTGGCAGTGACACTGACCGGGCAGTTCACGCTGCTCATGCTGATTGAGAAGCTGGAGGAAGTCGAGGCTGCTATCCTGTCAGCTAACACCGACGGTATCGCCATCGGCTGCTCTCGGGAGGTGTTCCCTCTAGTTGAAAAAACAGTTGCTGACTTCACGCAGTTGTCAGGCTACAACTTCGAGTACACGCACTACCGCGCGCTGGCGATGAAGGACGTAAATTCATATTTCGCCGTCAAAGCGGATCGTTCGCTCAAAGTCAAGGGTATCTATGCCCCGTTGAGCCTGTCGAAAAACGTCTCTGCGCAGGTTTGTTCTGACGCTGTAGGCCAGTGGCTAGCTAATGGTGTTTCGTTCCGCGAAACCATTCAAAACGCTCCCTTTACGGCGTTCTTGAGCGCTCGCAACGTCACTGGCGGTGGAGAACAGTCCGGCCAGTACTTGGGCAAGGTGGTTCGGTGGTATCAGACTACTGACACAACCCTTGAGCCGTTGAAGTACGTCAAGAACGGAAACAAGGTGCCTAAGACCGATGGCGCGCGGGCATGCATGGACATTTCGGGTATAGTTGGACACCCGGAGGACTTGCACTACGGGTGGTACTACCGTGAAGCGATCAAGATCGCTGTGGCGGTGGGTGCTTCTAACTATCTAATTGAAGAACAACGCCAGCTCGTGGCCCCCACACCTAAGAAAGCTAAAAATGGAAAACGGAAATAGCCGAACGGTATTTGTCGTTTGCGTGGACAATGCAAAGGATGTGTCGGACGCGAAGCGCTTCGGCAAGCTGCGCGGAATCTTCTCAAACATGCGCAAACCGTATAACACCATGGGCATGATTAGACATGCCCGTTCGATTTTGAAAGATTGGCATCAGGGTGACTATCTACTGTTCATGGGGGACCCAGTTCTCTGCGCAGTGGCTATGATCGTTGTAGCCGAGTACGATGACGTTGTCAACGTATTGCAGTGGGATCGCTTGGGTTACCACTACGTGCCAGAAAGCTGGAACTTCGACGCGATAAATTCGACTCATGGTGAGTCATAACTTGAAAACTGGAGAACTTTAAATGGCAAAAGCTGAACAGAAACCTGCGGCCCCCGAGTGGCAAGCCGCGCTGCGTGTGGGCAAACAAAAAGTGCCCCCGCGCATTTGCATCTACGGGGGCCACGGCATCGGCAAGAGCACTATCGCGAGCCAGTTCCCTCGGCCAATCTTCATCAGCACTGAAGAGGGTATTGACCAGTTGGACGTAACCAGTTTCCCCAAGGCTCAGACCATCGGGGATGTGGTCGCATCTATCAAGACGCTTCTGAAAGAAGACCATGAATTTAAGACTGTGGTCGTTGACAGCGTGGACTGGCTGGTTGAGCCGCTCATCGTGGACAGTGTCAACTCGCAGTATGACGAGAAAGCCCAGGCGTACGGCAAGGGCTCAATGTACATTGCAGAAGAGTTTCGTGAGATCCTGCAAGGGTTGGACGCGCTGCGGTTGAAGAAAGGTATGAACGTAGTGCTCATTGCTCACGCTGCCGTGGTCAAATATCTTGATCCTCGCACAGACGAGTACGACAAATTTCAACCTAAGCTGCCAAAGGCGTGCAACGCGCTATTGCAAGAATGGGTTGACATCATGGCGTTCGCTGCTTTCAAAATCATCATCAAAAAGAGCGATGCAAAGGGTTTTGACGCGGCACGCACACGCGGGGTGACTACCGGGGACCGACTGTTACACCTGGTTGAAAACCCAGCGTATGTCGCTAAGAACCGCTACAACTGCCCAGATGAAATCGAAATGACAATTGAAAACTTGTCGAAACTGCTCCCCCTCGCTAACTAAACTGTAAAGGAAAACACACCATGGCTAAATTTAATTTTGATGTTTCTGAAGTCGACGTCAACGCAACGGTCTCCCGTGACCCTGTCCCCGCTGGGGACTACGTACTCAAGTGCCTGGAGGCTGAGGAAAAGCAGACCCGGTCCGGCGGCACTATGATCAAAGCGAAGTTCGAGGTGGTCGGTGGCGACTACGACGGCAAGTGGATCTGGGAGAACTACAACATCGTCAACGCGAGTGAGAAAGCCCAGAACATCGGGCGTCAGCAGTTGGTCTCATGGGCTACCGCGTGCGGCAAGCCGGACGCTGATGACACTGACAAACTGATTGACCGTAAGTTCACTGCTACGGTGGGCATTGAGATGGGAACTGGCGGGTACTCAGACAGCAACAAGATCAAGTCCTACCTGATGCCGGAAGCGGCTGAAAAGCCTGCCAAGGCTCCGGCTAAGGCGGCTGCGCGAGCGGCTAAGCCCGCTGCTGGTAAGACAGCAAACCCATGGGACTAGTATGGTTATAGGGGCTTAGGCCCCTTTTCTTAACAACTCAATAAAGGAATAACTATGGCTCTGATACCCCCCTCAAACACGCAGGAAATCATCAACCGGATTTACGCTGCAATCCACAAAGAAAAACAGGACAAAGAACTATACCTGGGTCGCCTGGGCTCATCCAGCATCGGCAACGAGTGCCCCCGGGCCACCTGGCTGAGCTGGCGCGCATTTGCCAAGTCTGAGTTCGAAGGCCGTATGCTGCGCCTGTTTGAGACCGGCCACCTGCAGGAAGCTCGCATCGTGGTTGACTTGAAGCGCGCGGGGTTCACGGTGTTTGAAGTTGACGCTGAAGGTAACCAGTTCCAGTACATTGACGAAACTGGCCACTTCACCACCAAGCTTGACGGTGTCATCAAAGGCGTGCCCGGGTCGTCTGATAAGCCGCACATTCTTGAGATCAAAACCCACAACAAGAACAGTTTTGCTGGGGTGGTGAAGCATGGGGTGCAGAAGTCCAAGCCGATCCACTACGCTCAAGTGCAGTCTAGTATGAGCCTGAGCGGTATAGACCGCACCCTGTACGTGGCGCTCTGCAAGGACGACGAGCAGTTCTACGTAGAGCGTATCAAGGAAGACAAGACTGAGCAGAAGCTCATCGGTCGGCGCATTGTCAGCCTGGTAAATGCAACCATCCGCCCGGCTCGCATCAATGAAGACATTGAGTCTTTTGCGTGCAAGTTCTGCGACATGAAAGAAGTGTGTTTTGACAAAGTGGCCCCGCTGCGCAACTGCCGCACATGCCGCAACTGTTTTGCCGCCGAAGCAGGCTCATGGGAGTGCCGCCTAGGAGCTCCGCGTATCATTGACAAAGACATGCAGCGCTCTGGCTGCGGAGAGTACGAGGTTATATGCTAATCGTCGCGATTGACCCTGGCCTTTCCGGCGCCATAGGGTTCCTCCGAAATGGCGTTTACGTAGCCGTAGAGGACATGCCGACCGTTGTCAAGGGGGTTGGCTCAGTCAAGCGCGAAGTCTCCCCTGCGGGGTTAAAACAGCTCATCCGTAAGCACCTAGTTGAAGGTGAGGAGGTTGTGGCAGTGTTGGAAAAGATAGGCCCTATGCCTGCCCAGGGCGTGTCATCAGTATTTAGTCTAGGAG